TTTGCGTAAGCGATCCAAAACGGGCAAGTGGAACGGTGCGTACACCTTTCCCTATTCCGTATAGCAATTTGGACTGTCATTTATTAAGATGCGATTCAAGGATGTAAAAAATACTTCCATTGCAAGACCTGGAGAGTCTTACAATGGTTGCTATAAAACCATTCTTGTTCCATCAGAACAAATGTAAGACCCTCGTGTGGTCTCGGCCCAGGATTGCACTACGCAACCCCCCGCTCAATCGCCGAGCGGTATTCCGCCAGTCCGAAAACTGGCCCTTACGGTGCATGTATAAAAAGGCATGCACTACCTCACATGTTCACTCCATTGGTGAACACACACTTCCCTAACTAAAAGGGACCGGATCTGAATAAAAATAAATGATCGGCGCTCCAACGAACATTGCAAAAGTCAGATCCTCACCGATACTCACAAAATGATCCAAGCGCACGTTTGGCACGGACGGACTTTGTGCTAAACTAGGTTCAATCTCAGTTGTGACTTCAATACCTTGGATGTCACCATCTGCAACCATATCGAGTTTTCGCGCGGGGCGAAATCTCTGACCTGCAGAATAAAATGGAATTTCTATCTCAAGGCAATTATTTAATCTAGCTGGCGTTAACTGTGTGCCTGCCAGAGACGATCTATTCAGTCTGTTTAGTTCAACTCGCTTATCAGCACTAGAACTCGTGGCTCCGAAAGAATCTGCATTCTCATCGAACTTTGAGTTAACTGTAGAAGGCAAACGAGCAACAAACATAAGTGGATCAGCTTCGAACGGCTTAGCCGCTCCCTGAATCCACTTGTGACGTAAAGCTCCTCTCTGACACACATAAGCTGGTGCCAAATAATTCAAAAGTGTCATTGCACAAAAGTTATAAGGAGATGGTAAAGTATTACTATTGACACCTTGGTCGATGCCATTGGGATCCCAACCACGAAAGTAGGGCATCCCAGCCATTTCCAACTTGTACATTCTATACTGATCATTGGACCCAACAGTGTCAGGCCAATAAGAGGTATGGTAATGATATCGTCTGAGTAAGTCTTTAAAGGACACAATCCGCTCACCCTGATATACTAGATACTGGTTGTTATCACTCAATAAAGGTGCTTGTATTTGACCATATGTATCTATTTTAGTTCCTCCTATTGGATTATTGGAATTGTCGGACGAGACAGCCATGCTGCCATGTTCCACAACATTTCCAGTTTCCATCTCTGCCTGTTGTTCAAAATAGGCTAAATTCTGCAATGCATTACTAGGTATTGACACTGCAAAATCATCACCTGCGGAAACCCAAACCTGAATCTTAATATCTGCTGTTGCTGTTGAAGGAGTTGCCAATTCATTCAAGACATAAACAGATAAAGTTCCATTGTCGAATTCTGTTTTTGTAACAGACGTAGTGGTACTGAAAGTTGTTCGATTGGTTGCACCAACAACTCCCATGCATCTATTCCATGCACGAAGATCAGTCCATTTACATTCATAATCAAATTCCCTCTCATTGGCTATATCTATAATCGTAGAATACGTTTGATTAAATGGTACTTCTCCCACTGGGTTGGTGAGAGGATTATAAACCAAACGCAATCTGCCCCTATGGTACTCGGAGCAAATAACCTTAAAATGGAATTTAATTGTACCCTGCCATGCTTCAAATGGAGCGGAAGCAAATGACAAGGCTGTTTGGTGGAGTTCAGTGACTGGTGTAGCAACCAATGTATTAATACACATCGGCTGCACTGACATTGACGCTAAAAGGTCATCTGGCTGTTTGGACTCTAGCCAATCGAATTGTCGCCAAAAGGTTGGGCGAGATGCTATAGAATGAATGGTCATCTCATCTGCACCTGCTAAACCCATTGTCCTAGTATCGATACAAAGTTCGTTTTTAGAATCAATGGATAGCTTAGTGACAGTTTCAGGAGCATCAGAATTTGCCAAGTTTCCCACATAACGTGGAACAAATGGTTCAATATCCGATAATACCTGAGGTCGAGAATAACCAAACAATCTCGCTAAATCACCAATACCACTAGCTAACATTTCAGTTGCTTTGGCATATGGCCCTACATAAGGAATTAACGTCTCAGCTGCTTTAGCAATTGCTGTTGCTGGTTTACTTATCAGTCCATCTTTCGAAAATTCGTCACTATTCCCCATGTTCGAACGTTTCCTCGTCCTTTCATTCGAACTCGAAGATTTTGCTTGATTCTCAAATGGAGCTGGTGTAGGATAACCAAACTCATCTAAATACACTTTAGAGGTAGTATCTGATTGAGCTTCAACAGTTGTTGGTATTAGTAGTGAAACATCCTCAGCCCATGCAAATATACTAACCGTAATCGGGTCAGTTCCACCATTTGCATGTTGTAAAATGTCAAAATCGTGTAATGTACACCTGCCTAAACTATCACCCCATCCAACAGATGTAGTATCAATGTAATTCTCCGGATAAATAAACGGTAAACACATTTCTCCACCTTCTGATGAACAGGGATCAATTAACAAGTGTGGTTTATTTGAAGCAGCAATTAAATCTTGCTCAAAAAATGCACGATTCACTGTAACTTGATCATCCACAACATATGGATTATAAGATAATAACACCCTACCATAATAGAAAGAATTCCCATTTATCATTACTTTCAAACGCAGCTTGCACCGCAAGTTACGAAAATGATTTATCTTTTCCAAAACGGAAGGTGTTTGAAAGAAATCAGTCCACGGATTAAATGTTTCAAACAATTTGTCACCACCTGGAACCCAGCTATAAGACTGGATCTTGATGGGACGGGAAAGAAACGCTCCAAGACTAGCTTCATCAAATCCATGTAATATTGAAGTGGAATCTGGCGCCGCCGAAATGTCGTAAGACCACGGCATGTCACCATCAATGAAATGAACGTTTTGTGTAGAAGACTCCGACGTGTTTTTAGACACATCGAAAGCCTCATGTTTGTTAATATCAGAATCAAAATTATTATTATTATTATTATTAGTAGTAAGCTTTTGAAGAGCACTCTGTAAAGTGGTGCTTAACACATCTACGAGCGATATGTTTTGTTGAAGGGCGAACTCTCCAGTAAATACCGGTCCATCTCGAGGGATGAGCCCTATGTGCAAAGCCTCCATATTGCACATAAACATATAAATTATACAAATACGTGGTAACCATATACACATACCTATTTTCAACTCTACTGATCACAGAAGCCCGGATAGGTCCGGACTATAAAATGCTTTTTAGGGTCTGAAGCATAACAAACCCTCAGGGCGATTACACCTGAGGTTGGCAAAGGTGACGGGGCACCTAATCCAATATAAAATAATCTGCACATGAAGCGAAAGCCTAAACTTCCAGCAGAACAATTGGATTGCCATATCTATACGATGACTTTCAATGCGAAACACTACTCGCAGAAGATCCATTGTATAAGTAAGTTCTGGACGAATTACATCAAGTTGGGATGCCGAGCATCCTACCCCCTGAAAAC